GTGCGTCTGTGTCTTTGAAGGTGTCTGCTGATTTCAAGAAGTTGGTGTTGGCGCAGGCTGAGGGGTATGGGTTGAGTATCCGAGAGTATGTTGAGATGCTGGTGTTGAGAGATGTCGGTAAGTGAGGGACTTAGGGTATAGCCAAGAACTTTTTGTTCGGGAATTGAAAATTGGACACAAGTGGACAGAGTACGTTGCTGAAATACTTAACTCTGAGGGCATTAAATGTGAGGCCACACCAATGAGTATTAGAAAAACCGAAAAAGAACGTCTTTCTTTTGCTACAGAAAAGGATGTTGTGCTCCAAAACATGCCTGGGAATATTGAAGTTAAGTCACGACGGCTCAACTTCAATGAACAACCAAATAGTTACCCTAAAAGTACTGCTTTTGTTGATACCGAGTTTGGGTGGAAACTAAAAGACCCTCTTCCATTGGCTGTGGTTTTGGTAAGTCAAGAAACTGGCTCGTTGTTGGTTATTCCAATCTCTAGTATGCCCACATGGACTACAACACGAAGATTTGATAACGTTCGAAAGATAGAAGACACCTTTCTTTTAGTCAATAAAAAGCATTTGAAGCCTTGGTCGGAATTTGTTGACTGGCTAAATGTTCGGCAGGAAAAACATGAACAAAAAAATAGCGCCTAAAGCAGCCAGGAAGGCTAAATATAAAGACCGTTTATACAATATTGCTTTGCGTGTTGAAGGTTCTTTGAAAAATCAAATTATTGACGCTGCTAATCGGAATAAAATGATGTTGAGCGAGTACGTTTTGTATTGCGTTTGGGAACATATGCGTTCAGAGCGCGGAGTGCCTGTTCCAGGGGAGTCGCAGTTTGCTTTGGCGGACCCAATGGAGCATTTGAGGGCTTATCTTGAAGGTAAAGATGTTTTAATGCCGTGTGGCAAGAAGGAATGTGAAATGAAAATTATAGAATTTCAAGATATGGAATTTTGCGAAACTTGTAATGTGAGGATTTCGTGATTTCAAAGTTTGAAGGAACAGTTTTTCAACGTAAAGCAGACGGATTTGCCTTTTTTGTGAGTCCAATGGGCAAAATTTGGGACGTCGATGAGGATATGTCTAAATTTTGGCCCGATATTACTCAAGTTTTGAATGTAATGGGTATGGCTCGTCACATCGAGAGTGAAGTAATCGATATTAGTTTTGACAATATTTGGATTTTTGCCATTCCGGACACGATGGATCATGAAATTGCGTTAAATCAACTCTTACAGAAGTGTTTGAGTGTTGGTTGCAGTTCATTAAATCTTGTTGGAAGCGAAAAACTGTATGAATTGTCTAACAATATTGCCGACGTTGATGTTGATTTGGCTCTTTGTATATCAATTTGATATACTTTTGGCTAATATCCCCACATTTGAGCCAACGTAGGTCTAGTTGGCCTAATTTCTCTTCGTCTTTGTTCTGCAGCCAATTGCCTACTTGTTAATCCAGCCCAAACACCATGCATATCTGCTGCTGGAAATTCAAGCGCATATTCAAGACATTGCGGCTGCACTGGACACTCTGCGCATAAAGCCCGAGCGTCGACAATGTAGGTAATATCTTTGTGTTCTTTTGGGAACATGATATAAGTTTTACCTTTACAGGAAGCGTTGTTCATCCAACTTTGCTTACCGTTATTTATAATACTTCCAATACTATCTTCTAGACTCACTGAATAGCCTTTCTTACTTTAATAGATATAGAATCTTGTACGTATGTTTTATATGGATGTCCTGTATGAGGATCATATTTTGATGCTGTAGATAGTGCTTTCAAAACATGACGCTTTGCTTGCGTTAAAGTAGGCAACTTTGGACACAAAATATTAAGTGCTCCGAGTGCATAAGATGATCCTGTTCCAATTGCGTATAATCCAGAAGCGTCAGTAGTCCATGCATAGTCGTTATCGATTTGATAAATGATTTTATTGATTGAAACAATGATGGATGAACCTTGTGATGCTATGTGATCTGAATTTTCTTTTGGTGGCGGGGAGTAGCCGTTTGAATCAAAGCACTCTCGTAGTGACGAAATGAATTTAAGAGTAATAAATTCATCTAGTTTTCTCCCTTTCATTGTCGCCGGAGGGACCGGGGGCTGAAATGCGTGGTTCATGAGGTTAATGGCGCGCACATCACCAGCAATACCAATTAAATAGGGTCCTATTTGTGCTATTTTACTCATGGATGGACTTAGGGTTTGTATATATGAGACATACCCATCGTCGTCAACCGTAGAAATTCTACTATCAGAACAAAGAATGGTAAAACCATCGCCCTGAATACCTACAATTGTTGTCATTTTATTTTCCGGTCTTGTAATCAGAAGAAAATTCTTTTCCTCTAAACATTCCCCAGCCTGAATAAATGGGCATGCACTCGTAGGAGAACTTATGTTCACCATCATCTTCATACATCACTACGCCAAGACCCTGTTGCCAATTCTCATGGCGCACTAATGGGCGTCCATCGAGGTCTACTCCACCCCTGGTGCTGGGAATTGCGCCATCAATACGTGCCAAACAGCCTGGCGAAGCCGCCATGATGGTTCTTGGGCCATCAAAATCTTCACGAGTTTTGAAAGCCATTTCAACACGATGGATATGACCATAAATGACACTGCTTTTTTCAGCATTAAGGTATACATGCGCAGTTGAGCCACCACTTTTTACGCGATCACCATGGATGATGCGCAATTTTTTGTTTACCCAAATGTCTGATGCTGGGTATCCGGGTCGATATTCAACGCCAAAGTCATCCATTCGACACAGATAAGGGACCGACATCACTGGCCACGATTCTGGTTCGTTGCCCTTGCGGAGTCCGTATGCTGCGCCAGCATTTTGAACAAGATATTTAGGCATGCGTTCTTCATGGTTGCCAGCAAGCCAAACAATTTGAGCATCAGGTGATGCATGGCGCATTTCGGCGCAGAATGTCGTAGCCCTATCGATAGTTGCCTGTGTTGTTAGCGCATAACTAGGATATACAACATATTTTCCCATTTCCGGAAGGTCTAAGTTGTCACCAACACAAACTATTAGTTCTGGTTTTAGGTGCTTTATGACATTTAGAGCAACGCTGATTGCATCTTCATCATGAGTCGGCTCTAATTGTCCATCACGATTTCTGTAATAACCAAATTGAATATCCGGGATCACTACGCAAGTTTTAAATGTTTCACTTTTTTTAGGTTGTGAAGTATTCTTGGGAAGTTTAACTTCTGGACCGCGTTGAACAACTGGCCATTCTGGTCCTGATTCCCATTTTGGTGAAATTTGGATTGCTGCCAGGTCGACTATTTGAGGATCACCGTTTTCATCCTTGAGCATTGACTGATAAATAGAGATTCTAGTAATATCTCCAATTTCGCTAATGTCAATATTTTTTGATGCAAGTAGATCGGCGATAGCGCCAAGATTTTTTGATCTACTGGCGGTTGTTTCTACTTCTGATAATTTATCAGAGAGGGATGTCATTTCATTAATTCCTTTACTGTTGAGCATTTGCATGCAGATTTTGAGAGAACGCAATGTCGAGCAGTTTCGATTGTCGATCTGCCGATTTCAATTTCTTCTGATACCAAAGCACGATGAATCGCTCGTGCTGAAATTGATTCGTTTTTCATTAATTTCATAAGGATTTCTTGTGAGTCTTGGTCAAGAGATTTTATTAATCCTCCAAATTTGCAACCATCTGGTTCTTGCGTGAGAAGTTGATTGAGTGTGTCTTTTAGCATAGTTGCCCCTTTGTGTTGTCTGTTATGAACTACGCTCGTACAATAGAACTCTTTTTACTGGAGTGTGTAGACGATGACAATATTCAAAATTTGGGTAGATTCTGAAGAGGGCGTAAATAGCCAATCTTTACTATCTACATCAGGGCGTGTTTTAATTGGCTTATCTGAAAACCCTGCAGTTGGTCATCTTGCTTTGTCGTTAATGCTTGGGGTCACAGAAACCGCCATAGAAAAAGCAGTAGCAAAACTAGTCAAAGCAGGTATGCTTAAAGTTGAGAAAAATGGCCGTCGTAATAAATACACAATCCTTTGGGATGTTGTTTATTGCGATAGAGACTTTAAGATTATGAAAGAGTTTTATGACAATCAAGAACGACTCAGTGACACATGACATTTTGGTATATGCAAAAATGGTAAATAAGCCTTTTAAGCCAAGTGATCCAATGGTGATTTTTGCAAAAATGGATAGGGTTTCCAAGATCGAACGTTCGATCAAGACACTGATAGAAAATGGATATCTAAAAGACTGCGGCGATGGCCAATATATGATTACGCTATCTGGAATAGACTGTATATATGTGATGGCAAGACGTCATGGGATTAAAGAAACTCGTAGGGATGTTTAAAGGTTCTTAGAAACCAGCCATGCGTGAAATGCCTCATCGTTCATTGGCACAAACCACAATTGACATGCTTCGGGGTCATTTCTGTCTCCAGCAATAGACCAGCACAATTCTAAAACTTCCTCAATGGGACACACTCCAACATTGCACTCAAATCCGTATCGTGTCAAAAAGAACTGAACAAGACAACCTGATCGACTATGCCAACATGCTCCAGAATTTCCATTTGGGCAAGTCGTTTCGATGATTTCGACTTCTGTTTTATTAAGGCGCAACCTAATTTTGTGGCCATCCGTATGCCAGACTAATTCATTGTCTTCCATCTAGTGCCGCATCCTCAGTGAGATTTATATTTTTCACCTACGTCTTGAGGCGAAGTTAACATGAGCCTACTATTCGCTATCGGCTCTGTCAACTTTGTTGAATACGGAGTTTATTTCCGCTACAGATAGTTTACCGTCATCTAGGTACGCCCGGGACAACCCTTCGACAACTTGTGCCACTCCTGCGACCCCAGCCATAAAGACTGCCTTCCATAACGGGATATTAGCGATAGCGCCAGCCCCAATAACACCAAGCCCTGAGGCTGCAAATGTTGCCAAAATACGAAATGCAAGAGTTTTCATAATTTTATCCCCTAATAATTGTTTTTATTCTTCAAATTCACCTTTTGCGTGGTCGTTGATATGACCATCAATTTTAATCTCAATGCGATTTAATGACTGCACGACGAGGTTGTGGTCATCCTTGTTCTCTTTGCGACCCTTCTGAATAATCACCGTCAAAATAGCAAACACTCCACCAATGACTGCAACAATGACGGCCTCCATTAGATTTCCGAATCCGTGTCGTTATTGCCTTTGCGTGAATTAGAAATCATCAATCCAGCAAGGGTTCCGGTGATGAATGTGGCAACGCTTGAAAGTACGCTAAAAAACATTTTGTCATTCTCTGCCTGAACGCCGATGGGCTGGGTAACAAACACAAGCGCATACAAGATTGCCCCTGTCGTAATAAGAAGCACTCCACCAAGGACGCAACCAATAACAAATTTTAGGCGAGCGTCTAACTCATCTGCCGTATAGCGTTTTTTACTCATGGTTGACTTCCTTTTCCGATAAGCGTGAACCAACACGAGCCATTTACTTCGCAAATAGGTGGATTGCATTCTTCGTTCTCCCAGTTTGCGGGGTCTTGGCATGAATATCTGTAGGTTCCATCTCCGCAAGAAGCAAGAGAGGGGGCAAACAGCAAAGATAACCCGATTATTAGTTTATTAATTTTCATGGCTCCCTTTCTGGGAATATCAGCCAAACATTTTCTTCCATGTAATGGGACCAACGGAACCGTCGGTGGTCAAGCCATTTGCCTTTTGCCATGCCTTCAACGCTTCAACAGACTTGGCACCAAAGTCACCGTCAGTTTTTGCTCCAATGATTGCCTGAACGAGAGAAGCGTGTACTCCCTTGGAGCCGAGACCCACCGGAGTGCCAGGGTAGTCAAACTTCATCGGGCCAGCCTCTACGGAGCCTCCAGAGGGCTTCAGGGTGTCACTGGAGGCAACTGGGGCGGAAGCATTGGGGGCAGAATCGCCGAGACAGTACTGCCAGTGCCACGCTTCAAATTCTTTAGAAGATGAATCTGAACCCTGTAGATAAAAACCATACTTCGGCGCATTAGCGCACATCCACTCAAAGCACTTTCCACCCATTGAGGTGAGTTTGCCGTTGGCGTCATAACCAAGGTCGATTGCGAGTCCCCAGCCATGATTGGAGCCTTTGAGACCAGTTGGGTCTGGGGTGGCAGAAGGGGCCTTGCCCTTCTTGAGGTACCAGGTCTTGCCTTCGAAGTTTCGGGTTACGCCAGTACCGGTGTTTTCAAGCACATAGCGGTCACGGAACATTGCTAGTTGACTTTCAAAAGAGCGATAGTCACCAACATTCTTGAGTTTAAATCCAGCAGCGAGGGCAGCATCATACATTTTATTAAACTGCTGCGCCACTGGAGTATGCATTCTCCCACCGGTCTTAACTGATGCTAATAAAGAATCAGGTAATTGACCATTTTTGTGCGCTTTGAGCGCCGCTGGTACTACGAGTTTAATGAAAGGATACTGACTCATGAAAATCTCCTAAGATACTAAAGTTATAGAAGTATATTGTACAGGATTTGCACCTATTCGTCAGATGGTTTAATGACTGCGATAAGCAGATGTAGTAATAAAGCGAATACAAATATCTGAATTCCTTGAGATTTTGTTGGTCCGCTGAGTGTGATAAGAACCAGAATTGTTCCTGCCACTGTCCAGTTTAAGCCATCAAGAATATCTAGTAATTTTTTAAAGTATTTTTTCATTATTTCCTCTTTCCAGTATTTTTGTTTTTATTATCAGTTGCGACGACAGAGCCACCAACCGAGGGGGCGGGTGCTGGTGGTGCGGGCTGTGGCAGCATTGTCATCGTTAAACCAGCAGCAGCGATAATGACACGACGGGTACTGACGGGGACGCTTGACCCAATGGGGACGTAGGTATCTACGTTGCCTGCAGAAAAAATGTCAATTTCACTCTCAAAAGCAGCCTTGACTTCGGTTGGAGCATCCTGCACCGCCTCAACAAGTGCTGCCGCTTCTTCGTCGGTAATGTCGGAAATTGGAACTTCAGCAAAAATTTCCGAAGCCTGGTCGCCCGTAACGGATTCAAGAACTTCTCCACTAGTAGCGATACTTACAGCCTGAGATTCCGTAATGCCGTTGTCAATAATTGAGGTAACGGCTGATTGAACCTGCTCCTCGGTAACGCTGTCGCCGCCCAAGACATCAACCAACTCATCGAACGCAGCGTCCGAGATTGGTTCATCCAAAATGGCGTCAATGACAGAACTAAATACATCGTCGCTTAATGGCTCTTCAAAAACAGTATTGAGAACTTCAGCGAATGCTTCATCACTAATATCCGACGTGAAAACTTGGTCTACGACAGCGGCTATTTCTTGGTCGGACAAATCTTGACTAAAAACTTGGTCAACGAGTTCAGTTAACGCATCGTCTGATAAATCTTGACTAAATACTTCAGCAACGACAGAAGCAAATTCTTCAGAACTTAAATCCGATGCCAACAATGCACCAGCAACGCTTACCAATTCTTCTTCAGAGTCAGTATTGCTCAAAGCATCACTAACAGCATTCCCTAGTTCTTCGGGAGACAAGTCTCCTGAAAGAATGTCTCCAACAACCTCTTCGGCTGTCGGTGTTTCTTCTACCGGTAATTCCGGTGTTGTAGTTGTCGTTTCTTCTTCTGGGGCTGATTCAGGTACGGTTGTTTCGGGTGACGTTGTGTCGGGCGGACTTCCGGTTCCTCCATCAGGACCTCCATCGGTAGTATCTGGTGTTGTTACTATTGTATCTTCTGGCTCCGTATCTGGAGGCAAAGTTTCTGGTGCTTCAGTCGTCGTTGTAGGCACTTCTGAAGTTGTTGTTGTGGGGACCTCTGTTGTTGTGGTTGTTGGTACTTCTGTCGTTGTCGTGGTCGTGGTCGTAGGTTCTGGTTCCGTGGTCGTAGTGGTTGTAGGCGGAATAGTTGTAGTTGTAGTTGTAGTTGTGGTAGGTGGGGTTGGGTCAAGAACAGTCGCATCAACGGTTATTTCGGGTCCATAGACACACGGCCCTACTCCTTCGTTGGAGAAACAACTTTGATTTCCTGCTTTAATACCAAAGCGAACCGGTCCGTATCCAGTCGTGACAGGATTGCTGCCAGAGAACATCCCAGTGCTTAACGAATAGTTGGTTCCTTGATTAGTCGACACACCCCAACCGCCTGAGGTGGTTCCACCAATTTCGTCAAGGTCGTAGAAACTAACCGAGTAACCGTGGATGGTGGTATTGCTTGCTGCTGATGCATCCCAATCAAGGTCAACACTTCCATCTGCGTTCGCAACAGCCGTCAGGTTTGTCACTGCATTAAGGTACGGAGGGGGTGTGACGGACAAACTCTCCCATGATTGACCATCCGCAGAAGTCATAACTCTGTTGTTTGTTCCAGAGTTTGCTACAGCAACATATTTACCAGCCCCATAAGCAACACCTTGCCACGAGTTACTTGAAACTCCAGAGCCCAGCGTCCAGTTCGCACCATCGGTTGAATAAGCGGAGCGGGAATTTAATCCGCCTTCCGCTACCGCAATAAATTTATCTCCGCCGTAGGTGATGTATTTCCACTGGTTAGATGGAACAAGTCCAGCAGACCAGTTCAATCCATTTGTGGAGTAACCGCCATATCTATTTCCCGAGTTTGTACTGTACTCAAGCCACGAGAAACGACCATTACCAAACGCAACTGTTCGGATATCCACAATTGCACCGGGGTTTTGAGTAGACCAGCCAGTGGTTCCATTAGCGGAAGACCATGCTCTACCAAACTGAGACACAGATACAAACCGTGGAATTGTTGCACTACAGGCAACAGCGTCATGCGACCATCCATAAGATGGAGTGCGTAATATCCATTCAGCACCATCCGTGGAAGACATTACATAACTACTTCCCCAAGTTGCGGTAGCAACAAAAAGACCGCCACAGTTCGTGATTGCTTGCCACTCGCCAACTGGCACAGTTCTTGATGTCCAAGTAATTCCATCAGGCGAGGTCATTACAGCATTTGAACCAACCGCAATAAACTGATTGTCTGCATAGGTGATTCCTTGCCAGTTATCATTAGAGGCAGACGTTCTTGAGGTCCAATAATTACCATTTATTGAAGTCATGACACGGTTGCCGTCTCCAGACGAAGCAACGGCAACAAATTTTCCATTGCCGTAAGTCACTGCTTCCCACTGCTGGTCTGCTGGATACCCTGTCAATGTTGACTCATCAGCACCTAAATTACATATTGAAGAAGACTGCAATAGGGTACAGGTGTCATCTCCGCCCTCGCCGTAAAACAACGACTCTTCACTGAGTGTTGAAACTGTGTCGTCACCATATCCACCATAAAACACCGAATACCACATTTGAGTGACGGTGTCGTTTCCTGCACCACCCCAAAAATAGTCCTTCGTCCCACCGTTGGAGTCAAGATTAGGTGATTGATTGTTTTGACTGTTACCACAATAGACATCTGGGCGATGCCCGTTGTCTTCCCCGAAGTTGCCAGAACCAGAAGCAATATACGCACCCCATGTGCCAGCGTTATATGCAGTAATGAACGTTGCTTCGGTATTGAGTCCAGTGGCGGAAAGAATTGACTGCTTGGTCACTAAAGCATCGGCAATATTATTGACGCATAAATCCAAAATACTGAGTTCATAGTTTGTGTGATAAGGCGTGTTTTCTGTATCTACGCACAATGTGGACGAATAGAGACCCTGGCAAGTATCCCACGCTGTATTTATGGAAAGAGTCCAGTCATCTGGAGCGTTATCCGTTACGTTATTGAAGTCGTGGTTAATTAATTGCTCGTAGGTTGTTCCGTCACTTTTTGTTCCAATGAGGCTCACGTAGTCCACTATTGGCCCGTAGTTCCCGCCCCACCCTTCGCTATCTTGCCCATATACAGAGACCGCAATATGTTTAATATCCGACCACGCAATACCGGACGGAAGACCTACATTTGCAGGGTTAATTGTGTATGTGAATACTTGATAATCGGCTAATAAAGTGATGTTGCCTGATTCAGGATATCTAACCGTACTTAATGTTGACCATGCGTCATCATAGAAAGCAATTTCGGAGTATAAATTGTCTGGTCCGTAAGCCCCATATCTCGCCTTGACAGAAAATGTCAATGACGAGTAATTGGAAATGTTTTCGGTATCGATTTGTTGACGAATATGGTTGGATGTATAGGAAAATCTAACAACACCATTTGAATAATCATCAGCATAAACATGGGCCTGGCTAGGAGCGAACCACGCCACAAGAGCGATAACCCAAAATATCCATTGCCCTTTACGGACGCCCCTTTTTCGCATTTCTCACCACTTTGCAGGATAGTGTAATACTTTCTATTGTACTACTGCATAGATTTTTTTGGTGACAGTTTTACTTTACTAATCATAGACCGTGCCGCTGAGAGTTTGAATGCCAGACAGGATGAAATTTTTCATTCTATATGTTTGCAAGGTTGTGCCATCATAGGAGCCGCAACCAACCGCGCATCCGGCAGTTCTACTTCCTAGAGTCGTTCTGACTTGAAAATATTTGCCTGAAATATTACTTCCGCCCCAATTACTTAGAGTTCCTGTGGTCGCAGTACCAAACGTGCCGTTGAGGTAAGGCCAGGAACCGCTGAATCCCGCCGTGCTTGAGGTTCCATAAATATCAGCAGTGAAATCAGGGTGAAAAGAATCACTGACCCAGGCTAAGTGAGTTTTATTAGCAACAGTGTATTGCATGAACGCACAACCGTTGACACTTCCTGATGTTTGCTGAACTCCATCAACAGACAATTGATTTACAGCAATATATCCACCCGTATTGTCTGAGGACGGAACAGTGCCAAAGGTGTAACTAAATTCAGAAGTACAGTTTGCGGTAGTTGAAAAATATATTGCGGAAGTTTGGATGTATCCAGAATTCCAGGGTTGATTTTTCTCTGGTCTTTTCCACGATATTTGGTTGGAAGCGGTGGATTGTGAGCCATGTTTATTGTAGTTGTATGCAACATAATATTCTCTACCACCATCAGAGGCATACCCAGCAATATCTTGGCTACCAGTTGCTTTTGTAACAAATGTCGCCCCAGTATCAGAGCCAGATGTCGTGCGCCTCGCAATTTTGACGGTCGTTGTTGATCCAGCATTGCCGCTGATTGTAAATTGAGCCGTTCCAGATGAAGCACCTGTCATGGAACGCCATGCAATCGTGGGAGTTGGGGGGAGGGCCGCATTGGTTATTGCTGTTCCACTCACTTTTGCTGAAGCATATCCCTGGGTATCAACTGCCCGTACATAAACCGTATATGAGGTATCTGCAGTACGGCCACCTACGGAGTTCCCAGATAATGTCGTATAAGTATCACCATTATTGAAGTTATATTGATAGTAACTAATCGGCCACGATCCGGCAGTAAAGCCACTAGGAGTAACATCTAATGTAGCGGTGTTCGTGCCGTTGTATGTTGGTGCTGCGACAGTTACAGAACCCGCTGTCGGATTACGTTTTGCGGTTAAAGTAACCGAAGTTGACGTCACGTCACTTAATGTTCCTTGAGTGTCTTTTGTTCGTGTATCAATATAATAGGTACTACCAGGAGTTAAAATAGCATCCACATATGATGATGTACCAATAGCCTTGGTTCCGACAAAATCTTGATAAGTATCGTATCCAGTGACGTACGTAATTGTTCCACTATTATTTGATCTCACTCTGTATTGCGAACTTAACACTGGATATGATCTGGCGGTTCCCGGAGTGTGCGAGAATGTAAAAGAGAATTCGCCCTGATTATCGGTTGCAACTACTGCCGCAGTTAGGCTGGTTGGCGCATTGGGAGCGACAATGCCGTTAGTGGTCACTTCTTGATATGCAGGAGAGGAATACGTAATTGTTCCCGATGTATCCGCAACCGTCTTTAAACGAACTCTATATGTCGTCGCAGGGCTGAGTGCTCCAGTGCCATTATAGGTGTCGGCACCATAGGCAGTGACCGTTCCTGAGTTTGACGAAATTGTCGTCCAATCTAATAGTTGTGCTCCTGCGGAGGTTTCAATTCTATATTGAGTAGTTCGTGGGTATGACCCTGCAGTTCCGCCAGTTGAGGTGATATTAAATTTAAATGTTCCAGCATCGCCAGAAGCAACCGCCAGTGAGCGTGTTGGTGCTCCAGGAGCACGTTCTGCGGTAAGCGTGACAGAAGTTGATGTCACTGTACTAAATGTTCCTAGGGTGTCGTATGTTCGTGTATCAATATAGTACGTGCTTCCGGGAGTCAGGATCGCCCCCACATATGATGATGTACCAATCGTAACCGTTCCCGTAAACTGTTGATAAGTGGAGTATCCAGAGAGGTACGTAATTGTTCCACTATTATTTGTTCTAATTCTGTATTGTGAACCATACACTGGATATGATCTGGCAGTTCCTGGAGTATGTGAGAATGCAAAAGAGAATTCACCTGGGGTTCCGGCTACTGGTGCCGCAGTTAGGCTAGTTGGAGCATTGGGAGCGACAATGCCGTTAGTGGTCACTTCTTGATATGCAGGAGAGGAATACGTAATTGTTCCCGATGTATCCGCAACCGTCTTTAAACGAACTCTATATGTCGTCGCAGGGCTGAGTGCTCCAGTGCCATTATAGGTGTCGGCACCATAGGCAGTGACCGTTCCTGAGTTTGACGAAATTGTCGTCCAATCTAATAGTTGTGCTCCTGCGGAGGTTTCAATTCTATATTGAGTTATTCGTGAGTACGTCCCTGCAGTTCCGCCAGTTGAGGTGATATTAAATTTGAATGTTCCGGCATCACTAGAAGCAACCGCCAAAGAGAAAGTCGGCGCTCCAGGAGGGGTTTCTACTATTGTTGTAAATGTTTGGCTAACTTCTTGACTGATTTGCCCACCAGTATCACGTGTTCTAAAATAGACGGTATATGAAAGTGCTGGAGTGAGGTTTGAAGCAGAAATGTTTCCGCCGCTCGTCACTGTCGCCCAGTCGGATATTAGTGTTGCACCTTGCATAATTTTTGCTTGAACAATATCAACGGGATATGAAGTTGGAGTCGTCGTAAATGTAACTACAGCGTTCAGTTCCGACGTAGCAAAAGATATGTCCGTTGGCGGCAACGGTGGTAGGCCGTTAGTAAAACCAAAACCTCTTGCTGCCACCCCGGTAAACGACGAGATAATAGGCATTACGCGAACCGTGTTCGTGAGGCAAATACAGTATATGTACTTGCTGCAGTCCTAACTATCGTATAGGTGTAAGCATCGATTCCGGCACTGGTGTTGGCTGATGATGGAGTGACGCCACCTTGCCAAACGAGAGTACTCGTTGCTAGGGTGATTGTACTAGAATATCCAGCACTTGAAGCAATTTTTGCAATAATTGTGACCGTAACAGATTTGCCGTCTGCGTCAAGGAGTGTCCCTACGTTTGTGAATGTTGGAACCCATGTCACGCTTTTTCCGGTTGTGGGATTGAAAAAGTATGCCGTTGCTGTAGTGACGTCAATTGTTTGTACGCCTAGTGCTGATGCGGTGCCGGGGAGGTTTGCCGTCGTTGAGTAGGTGAGTTGTTCTACCGGCATAGTAAGAACAGCCTTACTAACTGTTCCAGCATTGATAGTTGGGGCAGTTAGGGTCTTATTGGTCAGTATCTCGGTTGCGTTAAGTTCAACAATGGTGTCGATATTATTAATGCGAACTTTTGCGGGAACGTTCTTTACTGTCATACTTTATGCCTCTTCGATTCCGCTTATCGTAATCGTCACGCCAGCGTTTGATGCTAAACCAGAAATTTTTTCTCCAGTAGCCAAAACGAGCGATAGGTTTAAAATGGTTGTTTCGCTGGGGTCTAATGAAATCGCTTTAAAAATTGTTTTTGCGGCGGCGGCGGCTGTGTAGTCGGCAACGTAAAGAGTTGCAGTTTGTGTTGCAGAATCAGTATTACAAAGCATGATTTGTTTAACAATCGTTGACGTCGATGCTGGCGTCGTATAAATGTTTCCTGCAGAAGTTGCCATCGCTTGCGGGCCAGCAAGGCGTTTTTGTGTAAAAGCCATCCGTGGCCTCCTTCATGAACGTTCACTACTCAGTTTAGCGTACAACGAGGCTATCATTAACTACTTTGTTATAAACAATAGTCGCCACCGCACCCGGGGGAGTATCCGTCTGAATAGTACCCCAACCGCCCATCCAAGGCCTCAATGAACCCCTCGTGCGACCAATATTTTTTACTTCGGCCCGTGCGCCACTTGCGCTGAGGTGGTACGGTAAGGGAATTGGCGGCTTGCGCCCTCATCAACCGTGAAACACTTTTGGAGTTTTTGAACAACATGATTTTACACACACAATATTCATATAACGAAGAGTTCTCCCAAAAACTTGCTTTTTGGATGACCGCCGTGGGTTCAGACAAATCTTCGTATCATGGGTACGAGGACATATACTCACACCTTTTATCCGATATGTCGCCAACAGCATTCTTGGAAATTGGTCTTTTTCTTGGAGATACTCATAATACTGACCTCTTTGCTTGGACGCAAATGTTTCCTGAAACAAAAATTTATGGGGCAGATATAAAGTCTCATCTACTTTTCGAGAGTGGCAATATTCAAACATTTTTCGTTGACCAGTCACGCCCAGAAACCTTTTTAGATTTAAAGAACTCAATCGGCAATAAGGTTGACATCATCCTGGATGACGCTTCGCATGTTCTTGATTTGACAATTTCCACTTTTGAGAACATGTTTGATTTCCTTGAAGATGATGGCATTTACCTTATAGAGGACATTCTTTACGAGAACTACAATATGGATAGTTGGGAACAGCGTTCATCTGAATTAAAAGAATACTTTGACAAAACTGGTCTTACTTACGAGATGTATGCAACATCAAAGGTTCATTCCTGTGTGGATAGTGTTGTTTTAGCGGTATTCAAGGGGAAATGATGCGTTTTCACTTAGTAAGTTTGCCGCATACAAATACGACCGAAACCTTCACTGCCTGCGCTTATACAGAGAAGGTGCGGAAATTTGCAATCATGATGAAGAACCTCGGGCACACCGTATTTCTTTATGGTGGCGAGTTCAATGAAGCACCTTGCGATGAGCACATCATGTGCATTACTGAGGAGCAACGACTAAAGGCCGTGGGCAACAACCACTACTCCGCCGCGTCATTCGACTGGAACCTACCTCATTGGGTTGAGTTCAACGGCAACGTCATCAAGGGTATTCAAGAACGCCTAGAACACAAGGATTTCATCTGTCTCATAACTGGATATGCATCTAAGCCAATTGCTGATGCCTTCCCCAACGAACTGAGCGTGGAGTTTGGGATTGGATATGGCGGGTGGTTTGCTAACTATAAGGTGTTTGAGTCCTACGCATGGATGCATGCCTGTTATGGGTCTAAAGTCAACGACCCTCACACTCTTGACGGCAAATTCTTTGACACCGTTATCCCAAGTTATATCGACATTGATGACTTTACCCTACAAGAAGAGCCCGACGACTACTACCTATACATAGGTCGACTGACGGAGCGTAAGGGTTATCAGGTTGCTGTAGATGTATGCAAGGCGCTCGGCAAGCGTCTAGTGATTGCTGGTCAGGGAACTCCACCTTCTTACGGTGAATACGTGGGCGTAGTTGGGACTGAAGAACGCTCAAAACTCATGGGTGGGGCAATCGCTACATTTACCCCAACTATCTATGTTGAACCTTTTGGTACCGTTGCTATAGAAGCAATGGCATGTGGTTCTCCTGTTATCTCAACCGACTGGGGGGCGTTTACGGAGACTGTCATTGATGGCGTCACTGGCTTCAGGTGTCATACTTTGCAAGAATTTATGGATGCTGCGGAGGCGGCAAAAAACCTTGACCGTAAAGCAATAAGCCAGTACTCCAAGGACCGCTACGGCCTCGATGCGGTGGGGCTTATGTATGAAAAGTATTTTACGCGGCTACAAACCCTCTGGGGCAAGGGTTGGTACGAACTCAATAGCATCCCTCTAGTTGAAGAAGACTAGAAGGAATGACTACCGACGCGAAGTGTTAAGCGTCGGCGTAATGATAGAAATCATAGTTTGATTGGATTCTATGGATTTGTATTCTTCAAGAGGGCGTTCACGGTCGCTTCAAGCGACGCAATTTTTTGTGCTTGCTGAGAGGACTGTTGAGACATTTGTGCAAGAAGGCCTTCAATGACTTTGGTCAGTTCAATTTGTGAAACAAGGCTTTCAATGATTTTAATCAGTTCAATTTGGGTCTTGGACATTTTGTCTCCTTGGTGTCTGGCTAATTTACTCATCTTATGCTATAAATATGTCATGGCTAATCAAATTACTCAGATATCTATGATTTTTGGTGGTGAACCCAGATGGACGTAGTGCCACTCATTAATTTAAATGCATACGTATTAGACGTTGCCGATATTGATAATCGGTTGATTTCTAAAATTATTTTGTCTAGCAATCAAAAACCTGATGCCGTAAATTTTCCGCATACATATTTTGAAGATATTGTTCTTCCGGGTGTTCCCGAAATCTACGACTTATGCAAAAAAATATCATCCGTTGTAAGCAGTGTTTTGAATCGAGAATACTCCGTTGAGTCAATTTGGGGTTTAATTTTAAATCGTGGCGAGTCAGTCGGGATGCACTCTCATAAATCAAATTCTCATCTTTATCCGTCAGAATTTTACTCTATTGTCTACTATCCATCCGTTCCGGAAGGTTCTGCGGAAATCGTATTTTCTTTAACACATTGCAACACAATAGAACAATCAATATCGATTAAACCCAAAGAAGGAATGCTCATCATATTCAATTCGTATATTTCTCATATGACATCCCGTCACATGTCTGATGAATCGCGAATCGTTATCAGCGCCAATCTTTGCCCGTTAGAACCGAATACGAAAATAGTTCCAGATTGGTCACCATATAGATTAATTGGTAATAACGGGGGAATAGATGTTTGTTTGTGACGATTTTATAAAAAATACCAATTTGGTTAATGCTATTAAAAATGACTTTAATTTTTTTCCCGAAAATATGGGAGATTTGGAAAATATTGGAGAATACAATAATTATTTTCATTCCGGAGAATCTACATGCAGTGCCCCATATATGTTCTGGGATGGATGGTGGAGCAGCCCGGCCAACACCCTAAGAAAACAAGTAATTGAAGCCGTCTGGCGTGATACTGGTTTGTTGGGTTTCCCAGAATCTGAAATATGTGGTTTTGAGTATTGGTGCAGAACATTCAAGCCTGGTCAATATTTGAAAGTTCACGTTGATGAAGATACATTTGCCTACGCCCGCGATAAGACATTCAATGCTCCTGTTATCGGTGCAATTTGGTATGGATTCACATCCTGTAGTGACGGTGGATTTTTGGAAATGCATGAAAACAAAATCAAAGGTTCTCCAGAAAATGCCCTAGAACGAGACAACATAGCCCCCTTGTTATCTTCTCCTGAATATATGGAACGCTTAGCATATGTACCGAATCGCCTCATCTCTTTTGATGCTGGCAGGCGCCTCCATGGAACCACCCCAGCGGCCAATGGCGTGCGTCAAGTAATGGTCATCAACGTATGGCATAAAGACTCTCCGCCATTGGCGCTAAGTACAGGTGAATTTTTCTATGAGTGATGCATCTTCGGAAATAAATAAGCATCTTAGGACAATTTTTGTTTTTACATGTGGTGTTGATGAAAGCGATATTTGCATGACGGTCAAGAGCGCATATGAGAACGCAAGATTTCCTAGTCGTATTTATTTTGGAATAATTGACCAAAGAACTGATGGTCAATTTTCAAATACTGACTCCTACAAGAATGTAAAAAAAGTAAACATTGACTACAAATATCCACTTGGTCTCGGTTTGGGCAGACTCAATGCATTTATGCTCCACGAAAATCAAGATTATGCTCTGCAAATTGATGCTCATACAATTTTTGATAAAAATTGGGATATGAATTTATTGCGCGAGATATCCAAACTTTCTGTGAAATATGAAAAGCCCGCTATAAGCAATCGACCAAAATGGTATACGAAAAATAAGATAGGAGAAATTCATAAACATGACACGCTTGGGGCGCCATTGGTGTTGGGGAATCCTTATGGATTATATGAATCTGAAATAATCGGTGGAATGGCGGCAGGCGGGGAGTATGAGCATTATCTTACTTCGGGGGGTTTTGTGTTTGCAAAATTGGACCTTTTTAAAGAAGTTATGCCCGACCCGCGTATTGCTTTTTATGGAGAAGAACACGTCCTCGCCCTGCGAGCAAGTGCGCGAGGATGGAGGTTTTTTTCTGTCAGTGACAGTTGTCTGTATTCATTTGGCCGACATGAATCAATCGTTGATGGAACGGATGATTCTTGGAAAAAAATATATTCCAAACCATTAACAAATAATAGGCCGTGCGTTGATTTCAATGCATCCATAAATGATAAATCATCAATTGTTAAGCAAATACTTGATGGAGATATTATTGGATATTGGGGGGCTCCGACAAAAGAAGAATATGAAATATATATTCAAAATTTGGGATTTGATTATCGGTCTGAAAAACCTATAGTTTTGTTGGCTGACGACGTGAATCCTCAATAAGTTTCGGCATCCAAATCCTATGTGGATTGTCTTGACCGACAATTTCTTCCGATGTGAATGATGTCCCGTAACACGCCATGCTTAGATAGGCATACCTCTGACCATGGGTTACGGGTAACACTTCATGTCTTCCAACATAATTTGAAGGATAGGCAATGACCGAACCGGACTTTGGCTTCCATTTATAGGGGATATTTGGGAAGCACAGTTCTCCACCTATGAAGTTTGTTTCATTAAGTTCTTCGGTTGATTCAACGCAATCATTTAAATATAAGTTTATGCTCGTACTATTATGCATTGATACTTGATTTCCCGTTTTCTGACCCCACTCATAAGGAACTTGGTCATCGCAATGAGGACCAATTTTTTGACCATTTTCATATCCTGCCAGATGCCCCAGGGGTCTCCACCATGCCGTCGTTGCTGCATCAGGAAAATGGCGACAATATTCAATCAGGGCGTCATAAATTGCGTTTTCTAATTTATTTATAAATTCATTTGCTTCATTTACTAATTGTCCTAGTGCTTCAGGTGAACGTGTATTGAGAAATCTTTGAGGAGCAATAGAAATGTCCTCAATACTAAACTTAAAACCAGTAGCATTGACTGCGTATGTAATTCCTTCTTCTTCGATATATGTAAAAGTATTTTCTTTAGCACCACGCAGTGCGGATATGTATTTTTTCAAAAACTCTTGGTCTATATCTATAACATCTTCACAGACAACGACACCCATACCTATGTGTGTTGATTTCATTATTCGCCAACCAGTCTTGTTGCATTAAATTGTTCCGATGATTCGTCATACCCTCGCGACTTCAGGAACTCCCTATAATCATGACGAAGCGTTGGCATATATACATTCGTGCTGATTCGAGCACCTTCTGGATTTATTTTTGGGTCACATACGCTCTCGCCAACCTCTTGGTTGGGTGTCCCTTGTGAATACCAACCAAGATAAGAGATACGTCTTCCAGATACGATAGGACGCACCTCATGTGCAGCCATATAATTGGATGGGAACATCATGATGTCGCCAGCACGCGGAGAGTATGTTATTCCTAAATAATTAAATATGTGTTCCCCGCCAGAAAATTCACCGTCCACTAACGAATTCTCGTCATTCGATGAATTGAGATACGTGATTGATGTTATAACGTTTCTGAGTGCCAACTCCTGCGACGTTTGATGTACTCCATATACATATTCGGCACTTATGTCGGAGTGACTCCCAAGATAAACGCCTGGCGAATATGAAACTAGGTGTCCTTTGACTTTCCACCATATGCAATTATACGCAAGTGGAAAACGTTCAAAATATTTTAACAAATACGAATCTTTTATAGTTTCAATATCCTGAAGCATTTTGGCAATTTGTGGACGAGAATCACGATGAATTACGGAACCGCGTCGAGGCATTGCATCCATTGATTCACCAGTAAATAAATATCCGCTTTTATTAATGTATGCCATTTCCCCAGTTTCTGGGTGAATAGTCTGCTGATACATGTCGGCATGTTCGAGGTCTACTAATTCTGTTGCGGTCTGAAATATGGCTTCCCAATTGGCAGAAAAAGCATTCCTAAATATGCAGACACCACTACCAAGATGTTCTAGTTCAACATCATTGTTAATTATCTCCATGTATTCACCTTATTTCAGAACTATGGAATTTGCGTTGTAGGGGACGAAGAAAATCACCAGATTCACTAGGTTGATATTTCATTTCTATATGGTTTTTGTAATCAGAAAAAATATCATTCATCCATACTTGTCCACTATGAATATATGGCGAGTTATCACATACTGATATCCCATATTCGGGAGATGAGGAGCCCTGTCCGAAGTATTGAAGATATGCATACCTGTCTCCAGACGTAACTGTTGCAACATAATGTGCACAAATATAGTTTGCTGGAAACAAAAGAACATCTCCTGCTTTCGGGGAATGTGTAACGCCAGCATATGGAAAAACTATTTCGCCACCACTGAAATCATCATTTAAATAACACATTGCAGCAAGGACATGCCTGGAGCCCAATTGCATACTCGGTTCAAAGCCTGGACTGTAGTTAATGTCATTATCACAATGAAGGCCCTGCTCTGAGCCTTCTGGATAAAAAATTGGGTGTCCTTTGGTCTTCCACCATATGCAAGGTAATAGCATGGGAAAAATTTCCAAATACTCAAGAAGCGCCTTATAAACGGCAGAATCGCAGTTATTAAAAAAATTTATGCATTCTTCAGAATTCGGGTAGTTGTAATAGTTGCTCAACCGAACACAGGACTTCGATATATCCTCTTGCCGGAACCTGTGCCCGCTTTTATTAACCAAACACTTAACAGAATTATCATCATTGAATTCGTATGTGTAATTATTTTTAAACTCAACCTCTTGTAGGGAATTCAAAAAATCAAGAATGGCACCATCTACATTAAATGATTCATTAAATAAGACAATTCCATTACCTAGATTTTTCATACTGAAAATTCCTATGTTAATACTTCGGTATCGTGTGTCGTACCGTATTGCGCAACACATCGACCTTGGAATACGGGATTAATCCCCAATTCTACTTCGCCTTTTGAATATATTGAAAATTCAGATTTACAATAACGCTCATAATCATCGTAAATATTATTCATCCACATTCCAGGACACCAATCAAAACTATCTTCTGGTTCAACTATATTGATATTTACCTTGCTGTCCGGTGAGCCTTGTCCAAAAAACGATAGATACGTGTATCTACTTCCTGCGGTCATTCTGGTTACGTCATGCGATGCAACGTAATTCGTTGGAAACATAATAACATCACCACGCTGTGGTTTATATTCAATACCCATATGAAAAAATCTCAAATTACCACCGACAAAATTGGTGCCATCTAGTTGCGATTCATTATCCACGCCATCATTCAAATAAGTAAGGGCTCCACATGTTTGACGGGCCGCCATTTGTCCACGTGGCATATAGCGAACGCCGTCCGTTACCTTGTAATTAGTATCGTTGTCGCAATGCGAGCCAAGGATTCCTTCATCCATATAGCGAAGAATATGACCACGATTACGCCACCAAACACATCCAACAAGCAATGGATAAATGTCAATATAACGAATCAGGCATTTATAAATAGTTTCTTCCATATTGTGAAAAAAACTAGCAATATTTTCTGGAGTTGTTTCATCTACCGGACGGAGAATTCTTACGGGCGTTGCCGGGATGTCCTCTGGACGGTAACGAAAACCATCTTCATTAATCCCATATTTCTCGCCATCTTCCCCAACAATATAGGTCCAACGATTTTTATGCGACTCTTCAGCCCTACTGTCAATATATTCTAATACTGACTTCTGTTCAAACTGTAATACGTTTCTAAAAACCACTATCCCCGGGCCCAGAATTTCGATTTGATAATTTGATATTTCTAGTATTTGCTCATCGCCAATGACGGGTGTATCTGGATGAGGAATGACAGACGTATCTGGGCGCGCGTTCATTTTGTCACTATATCAGTTTTTGATGATGAAGTTATGACCAATACCAAAAGGTACATGATAGGTGGTGATATTTGGGTAATCATCTATCACTTCAAATAATTTATAACTTGGACAATGCGCATAGTCTTCACCGTATATTTCAGAGTTATCATTGGTATTGATGAGATGAATTACTCCACCTACTTCAAGAGCATCTATGTGGGAATTTATCAATTCATCATCTAATACTAGATAGACCGCACCAAGTAACATAAAATCAAATTTTAGACCAGAATATTCATAAATATCTTCTTGTTCAATAACTTCATACTCAATGTCAAATGGAAACTCTGGATTGTTTAATACAAACAATTCAAAATTATTCAAATATTTGTTATTTAAAAAAGTCAATTTGCAACCGATAGAAGCCAATGTTGCAACTAAATTAAAATGCTTGTCTGGCCCATTGATTAAGGCATTCTTTGGCCTTTTTACATTCGCCATCATCAAAGCAAAATAATCAGTACATAAATATAGGGATTGCTTCCAACCAATTTGAGGATTATCAAATACTTCATGCGACAACATCGCGCCATCGCCTATGGCAATTGCCCGTTTGTCTAGAGTCATTGAATTATAATATTCTTTAATAGATGTATTGATATCGTTATAAGCGGAGTCGTAGTCGTAGTCAAGACCCTCAGATAGGTCTCTCGTTAATTCATTCGAAATTAAAGACGCAAGCAAATATTTATTACCAAGTATTTTATCCACGGGCCAGAACCTCCAAAGCAATCTGTCTGTCAAACCATGCGCGCCTCAAATTTATTACGAGTAACATGCTAATACTACGAACAGTATTTTGACTTGCTGTAGGTAGCGTATTTTTACTATATTCAAACGTGCTGCGTATATTAGAAATAATTTCTTCAATCGTGGCGATATATAGTTCTTCCTCCTCCATACCAACGGTAAACAGTATCGATAAAATAATCGTATCCAAATAAGCGATATTGCTCGTCGCGTCATACGTGCGATTATCTTTATTGCCGATTCTAGTTGTCATACTCATCTGCTATTTCTTCAGGAATATTTAAACTCACACAATGATGGCCAACGTTTAGTTGAGTAGACCATGTCATTGTTGGCCCATCCCACCGAACAACATTTTCAGAAATATCATCGTCGTCGCATGTGCCTGGGCCAACTTTGCCTTCTGGAGCGTTGACAACCGTATATCCATACTGCTTCTCAAGGTCTTCTTCTTTAATTATGTTAAAATTAATCTTCTTCATTACACGCCGTTCTCAATTTTTTCCAAACTTTGAAACATCTTAATAAGTGAAGAATAACCCCTATAGTCAGGGTCGTCCTCTGCTACGGGGATTGTGTAATCGGACGTTAATTCATCCTGGTCGACGCCCAATACCAAACACAAATCAAATATGCTTTTCTCCAAGAAAGACGCTGCCTTATCTTTGGCTTTTTGTTTTTGTTGTTCATTTAATGCCATGGTTTATTCATTCTCCAATGAGGATAATTTTGTCTTCATAATTTTTATTCGTAAGCAGGTCTCGTACATGTCGGCAAATTCTTTTTTGTGTAAATTGAAAATTCCAATTTTCACTGCCCATAGTTTGAATTCTACTGGTTCTGGTGGTGCGATTTCAGGAAGCGAACATACGCCAGTTTTGAAATATTGGGCGACCTGCATATCGGGAAGTTGCATGAGTGATTTGACTGGTTCGACGGAATTTTGCTGGTCTATATGTAGACCTACGCTAGTAAGCAATTCGTTCGCCACTTCAGCCATTGGTTCACGGCTCTCTGCGTATATGTAGGCCCATTGCCATTCGAGTAATAGTTTGAACAATTCATGCAACGAAGGCGCTCCAGGATATGGATGAATCATCTGATACTGCTTAATTAGGTGTTCTGAGCCTGGCGTCAATTCATTGTAGATAATTGAGGCTCCACCAGGAATGTTGTAAATGACAACATGATTTACGATTTTTTCCAAGAAACCAGTATCCATAAGGATGTCCTTGAATTCGGTACGACCATAAAGTTCGTCCATTGGGATATTCATGTGAGTGTCAGTCGAAGAACAGGTTGGGGCCATCCAATGGTCGGCTTGTTCTGAAATGGCGATACTTTTCCATACTCTGAACCCATATCTAAATCGTATTGCTGGCGTAGTAAATAGACTAAACATTGAACCAATGTGGCTAATGACATCATCTTCGGATTCAAATAAATCTAAATCAAAACCATTTCCAGCAAGCGACCCGTACAGCGTCGCCTCAAATTCGGCAATTTTTTCCCTGAGTGCTTTGATTTTTATTTGATTTGACAAACTCTTCATAGAACACCTCCAAACACTGCGTATTATCTCATCATTTAGTCACAGTAAACTATACCACTCCGCATTATCCAAGTATTTCGTCAATCGCTTCCCGGATTGTCCAACTTTCACCCGTAGTTAAAGGTTCCTTATCCAGCGGCATTGCCTGCCAATTGAATCTAGCAATCACCGTACCGCTTCGGCCAACAATAAATTTCTCCCAATTGCTCGGGATTCGCGCCATGGCGGCACCTTCTACATTTCGTCCTGCAAATGCTTTATCACTATTGTCTGCCATGGAATCAGATTTATTGCGTTTTTCTTTTCCTTTAATGATGGAATATAGCGGATGCTCGTTTGGACCATTAACATCAATTTTCTCAGAAATAGGGAAATTAACAAATTCATATGATTTTTTTATGAATGATGAAATTTCATCGTTGGGGCAGGGTTCCATCTTCCCAAATTGGTTACAAGGGACACCCACAACGCTGAAACCTCGGTCCTTAAATTCGTCATGCACGATTTGTAGTTGTTTAAATTGTCGTAAACTTCTGGCATAAGACCAAAAATTACTGCATTTTGGTTGATACCCGCATTTGGATGCAATATTGACGAATAGTGTTACTTTTCCATGAAATTGACTCAAAAAATCTGGCTCACCATCGATTGAGGACATACCTACTTTATAGAGGTTATTTTCGTCATAAGACATTTCATTCACCAAACCCTTGAAATGCCACGGAACCATAATCGCCAACAACAACGCGTCCGCTCATTCGATTTTCCTCTACAGATATGAAAACATTGAATTTAAGGATTGTTTCAAAGGGTGTTTCTATAGGAATACTCCACTCTAAGGAGTTATTTTCTTTGCTTGAATCAGTGAAACTAATTTCCCCCTTATCATTCCATATCCTCCCGCCCACAACTCCACCATTGTCAATTAGTGAAATATGAAAATCTTCATCACCTAGCGGCGTAAATGCAGTGATTTTGAAAGTAGAAATTGAATCAATCAACATTATAGACCTCGGATATTTCTGGTTCAGCCAGTTGCACCAAACTATCATGGCGTGGACCTATTTGCTCTCCACGTTCATTGAGTCCAGTTCGGATGCCATTCATCCAAGTCCATGGCTCATCTATTTGTTTTTTCATCTTAGCATCACTATATGACATTCTTTTTTGAATAAGTTCGTTGTCATCCCAAAGATTTTTCATTTTGAAATTAACGTCTTCTTGAAGATGAGAAGGTTGAATATAAAAAAATGCAAAAGGCATTCCTTCGGGTAAAATAACTTCTTTGCCGGGCGTAGTGAATCTCCATGTCATCTGCACTTCATCAGGCCACCAACTACTCGGTATCAATGCGGTCAGTGGTTCTAGTCCATCAATAAAAAAATTAGGGGAACCAGTAACAACGGTGTCAAAACCTTGCTCCGTACCGAATGCCCATCCAAGATGGATATCAATCATCCCAATTTTGTTGCAATTGGCGATAGTTCTACCATTAAATGAATCATCCGAAATAATTCTAGGGACAGACATTCCGCCATCCCAAATAGCAACAATTTCTTTTTGTAAGATTATTTCCCAGCCGTTAACATTTGCTGCACTTAATGGCAAACATCGATAAGCATGTTTATTATACGTATCGTCCATCCAGTCGCGCTTTAATCGTGATTGTTTTATTTTCGGAGAAAGTTGATGCGTTCTAGTCAATGTCATTTCAGTCATATGGAGACACCCTCAGTTGGAGTAATCGGACCAATGATAATAGAGTTGGACATTGAAGGCTCGTAAGGCTGATTGTTTGTCTGCCCGAATTGACGAGTGAATCCACCATACTTATGCGTATCGTCATTGTAGTCATACATTGTTACGGCGGAATACTTCACCCCCGAAGTTACAGGCATTGAAGCATGTGCGTAAATGTAAGTGGAAGGAAAAAATACCAAATCCCCATATTCGGGCGTAATTTTTATGTCAAGTTTTGGAAACCACAACTCCCCGCCGTCATAGGAGTCATTGAGATACATCACTGATGACACCGTGCATACATAAGAAAAACCATGGTCAGTATGGACATTGAAATGTTGACCAGCGGTATACTTGACAAAATTAATTGCCTCCATGTAGGTCATGTTGATGTTGTACTCGGATTGATAATCACGTAAACATTCATTCTGAACATCGGCAACCGTATAGTAAACATCGATTACGTCCCTGAATTCAGGTGGAGTTTTATCGTCGTAGTTTTTGTCGTATTTAAAATCAACACAATCTCTGTACTCGGGCATCTTCACTCCCTCTCCAACGAGTGAATCGTGCCAGCGGAAATAGGGGTGACTGCTATTCGCTAAAGTTTTTTCGAGGCGCTCAGGAATCATTGCCGCAGGCGGCAAAACACTCCTGTATAGGCGTATTCCTAGTTCTGGGACACCTACCGAATGTTTTTCAAAACGGAATGGTAGCGGTTCAGGGTATTGAAACATCGTCATACCCCGAGAGATTACCCCAAAAACCAGTGCATGTCAATCTTGTTCCGGAAAGTAATGGCGTTACCTGATGCATATATTCCTCGGTACCCGCAAAATAGATTGCGGACCCAGCCACAGGCTGAATGAATATGCCCAGGTCAGGGAAAACTAATTCGCCACCCTTGAAATCATCACTCAAATAGATTATCGAACTTATATCACGCTTCGGAGCGCCCCCGTATGTGGGCAGGTTTGACCATTGGTCGCAGTGATATGGAAGTTCCCAACCTATAGAGAACTTCACTACCGTACCTATTCCTTCGTCGCTTACTAATGTGTCAAAATCTTCCTCAATATTGCTTTTAAGTAATTGTTGAGCCTTTGACAGTATGGAATTGCATTCGCTATCTTGTACGTTGATAAATGTATTAGGATTATTTTCTTCCTTCTGAAGAGGAGAACAATCAATGTATGTGCGCAATTTGGCAATATCTTGCGGAATAATTAAATTGTTGATAATAGTAATATTTTTAAATTTTGTTTTGCGTATCATCAAACACATGCCAAAAAGTTGTAGTTATAATCCTGTCACCGCTTGTTACGGGAGATACTTCGTGTTCATATTCCTTGAATGATGGGAATATGATTACGGAGCCTTTCAGCGGATAGTAGGTAATATCTAAATTTGGAAAACTTATTAGTCCACCTATGGAATCATTTTTTAAATAAAGTATTGACGTCATGTCAGTCGTCGTACATCCACTAAATGTTTTATTTATTGTTTTCTCACCCGTTATATCATCTACTGTCATTGCGTCATAGTGAAGAGGCAGTCCGTGACCATGTCGATATTTAACAAAAGTACCAAGAGTCTCGTCACTTAAAATACATGAATAAATATTTTGTATTGTTGACTTCAATCTGCCCTGTACTTTGGACGCGATTTCTCCAATATCAGACGAGGTAATATTATTTGAAAAATGTTTATCCCCATGCGACTCTTGCCATTTAACATTTAAAAAGTATTTTGAAAATATAGCAATTTCATGTTCTGTCAAAAAATCAAAAATAATTGTAAAATTTTTGTGTTTTAACAATTTCATATAAATTCCTTCACTGTATAAAAAGATGGCGTAGTCCATCTTTCGCCAGAAATAATACGTTTCACACCATGTAGAAAATGTATATCACCTGGGTGGGCAACTGCCAAGCCTGGTTCTGGTTTTATAACAATGTCATGTTCTGGGTAATATAATTCGCCACCCTCAAAATTGTCATTGTAATAAATAAGCGAATTTAAATCATAATCAGGAAACGGGTTTGGTGAGCCATCGTTCAATTGTTTATCGGCATGCGGTTTTTGCTCTGTGCCTGGCGTCCATTTGATGAGAACTGGTGGCCTACTTGATAGTTGGACAGAGAATTTTTCTGTTAACACTTTTTGCATTTTATCAATATAAAATTCAATAATTTTATAAATATTACTGTTTAATTTTTGAATAATTTCCCCACCGCATTGCCTGTTGCGCCAGTAGTCGGCATTATAGAGGCATGTTCCATTTTCGGAATATTGACTTTCACCTGGGTCCATCCATTCATTGATTGTTGGTAGGAATTTTTGTACAGTCTTTAAATGTTCTGGCTCAACAAAATTTCTAATAACAATGATGGAATCTTTATTTAAACCAAAATATCCGGGTTCAACTAATGAGTTCAAATTTTATCCTATTTAAATTGAGGTGGGAAGAAGGGCGGGAAGAATGGCGGGAAAAATGGCGGGAAGAATGGCGGGAAAAATGGCGGGAAGAAGGGCGGGAAGAAGGGCGGGAAAAATGGCGGGAAAAATGGCGGGAAGAATGGTGGAAAATATGGTGGCGCTACCGGTGTTACGGTTGCTCCGCTATTGGCGTATGACCCAGTACGTTCATAAAAGTTGTTATAACTATTGATAGTTATGTAGTAAGCGGTTCCATTAGTTAGGCCAGTGATGGTGACTGTCTGGCCTGAACCATTAAGTGCATCAAATGGGTCAAGTTCGTAAGTTGAATAGTTTGCATTAATTGCAAGAGTAAAGTTTACATTATTTGTAGAAGTGTAAATTTTATAGCCTGTACCAGTACCTATAAATCCACCAAAATGACTGGCGGTTGTAAGCCTAGAACCGGAATCTAAAGTGATAAAAATTTGAGCGTCATCTGCTGATGCATTGAATCCAGTAGTGATTTGATTTGGTTGCTTGACTGGAATAACGCTATTTGACGAAACTGTTCCACTCGCAGTGAACGAAGTGTTTTTCGTAGTTACTTTTGCCCAATATGATGTTCCAGTTGTAAGACCAGTTACAGTTGCAGTAGTTCCACCTGTATTGACCCAAAATGTTGTTGGGCTTGCCGTTGTTCCATAATAAATGTCATACGATGGTGTTTCACCACCTCCGGCGGCAGCAGTCCATGTCACCGTGAAGCGACCTGTCACTGATGATGTTTGGTCGGCGGAATCCGATGTTCCATTGGTATTGGTGATTGCAACGTTTGTTGCGTTTGTAGGTGTAGCGAGGCAGAGGGTTGAAGTTGCAGTCGTTGTGCCAGCACTAGAAAATGACGAGTTATTTGTTACTACCTTGAACCAATATGAAGTTCCAGCGGTAAGGGGGATAGTGGTAGAAGTGGAGGCTGTCGTCGTGTACAACGTCGTTGGGCTTGAGGTAGTCCCATAATAAACACTGTAAGTTACGCTCGCAGCACCACCACGACCAGCATTGTCAGCACTCACTGCAGTCCAACTAACCCCAATATTGCCAGACGATGGCCGTGATGTCGTTAATCCAGTTACGTTTGCTGGGGTTGTTAGAGCCGTCACCGAGTTAGATGCACTAGAAGAGTCTGATACAACTCCAGTATTGGTTGTTGCTATAACTGTGAACGTATACGCGGTTCCTGAAGTCAGACCACTGACAGATATAGGGCTAGATGCCCCACTGCCAGTATGTCCCCCAGAAGAAGTGACCGTATATGAAGAGATGGTCCCCTTGCCCGCATATGTTGGGGCAGTAAAGGGTACGCTAATAGTTAATACGCTTCCAGAATGTGAAGCAGTACCAATTGTCGGCGTATCTGGTTTTTTCCCACCAGTATCAATCAGGGTCATAATTTTTCCTTATATCCAAGCCAACACTAGCATATGGCTAGGCTGAAAGGTCGCCCGTCGCAACCCACGTATTTGTGGCGCGCTTAATCAAAGTAACGGCAGACCATTGAGCGCGAGTCTTTAGACCTGGGGTGCCGTTAATAGTGACACCAACACCGGGGGTCAGTGTTGTTTGACCACTACCTGTCTGTATCACGGTAATTTGCGTTCCAATCGAGAATGCAACATCCCCGTTTGGTGGAACTGTAAGAGTGTTTCCAGAACTTACGCCCATTTCGACGAGTTTATCCTTGTCTCCCAACACCAAGATATATGATGCTACTCGCGCATTGGTTATCAACGTTGATGAAGCAAACTCGCGTGCCGTAACACCATCACCAACAATAATTTTATCTGCAGTTGAATCCCACGCTATTCTTCCGTCAGTGATAGATGTCGTTGTCGATAGCGTCAATATTGGAGATGCGACTGTTGGGGTTGCTCCGAATGAAGTAAGGCTTGATGCGGTAATGCCCGCACCAAGTGTTGTTCCATTAAGTACAGACGTGCCGTTGATGTAATAGGCTTTGCCAGTAAGTAGGTTGAAGTCCTCGGATGATGTCCACGCTGACGTAAGGCTAACCCAGTTAAGCGTCTTGTCCGTGCTTCCTCTAAGCGTAATACCACCGCCATCGGCAGTCACGTTTGTGGGAGTGGTAACTGAACCGAGTTCAATATTCTTGTCATCAACGCTGATTGTCGTTGAGTTGATAGTTGTCGTCGTGCCTTCAACGGTGAGGCTGCCCTTAATGTTGACTGTCGCACCCGTCGTACCACTGCCAAGATTAATTGTTGCGGTACTGGCACCGATAGTTAATGTTGTTGCGGCACCCGCAAAGTTGACTGTTGTTGCTGTTGTGTTGATTAAGTCAAAAGAAGCACTACCCGTTGTTAAACTTGTAGTAATTGCGGGAGAAGTCATTGCTTGAATACCCGTGAAAGTGTTCGCCGCATCAGTCCTAGCAATGGTTGCTGAGGTGGTAGGGAATGTCATTGTTGTTGAATCGGTACCAGCCAAAGTAAGAGTATTTGATACCGATAAAGTTTTAAGGTTAGTAACTGTCAAGGTACCAGTACTTGAAGTTATCGTTAAACCGTTGATTGAGGTTGCGGTTGCGACTCCCAACACAGGTGTAGTTAATGTAATACCTGCTAAAGTTAGGGCGCCAGATGAGCGGTTTAATGCTACGGAAGTAGTACCAATAAAAGTACTGCTTGTTATTGCTGAGTCTGTAAATGCAATAGTTTTACGAGTCGTAGACGGACTGAAATAAAGGTTCGTGCCGTCAAACTCCATAGCACCAGCAGCAGCAGTCGTTAAGTTAGTTCCGCTTGTTAAATATAAAGGTGCAGTACTCGCAGTTGCAGTACCCGCTCGCAATGTCAATGAGCCAGTCAAAGTTCCTGGTGTCGCCGTAGTCATGTAGGTGGTAGTATCCAGTGACCATGTATCCGCTGCGGTTTTCTTAAGTAATCCCGAAGTACCAGCAAGAGCAGCAATCGCTGCAAGGTCGGCATCGTAGGCCTGGACGTTGGTACCGATAACAAGACCCAATGTGGTGCGTGCTGTACTGGCGTCGGCGTCATCAATTAATGAGCGTCCAAACGTAGTGAGCGTGGTAGTACTAGCACTTGATGTTCCAGTGAAATACGGCAAATTATCAGCAGCAGCAGTAACGCCAGCAAGAGTTGTGAGGTCCGCATCATAGGCCTGAACGTTTGTGCCGATAACAAGACCTAATGTGGTTCTTGCAGCACTAGCATCTACATCATCAATTAAAGAACGCCCAAATGTGGTGAGGGTTGCCGTGCTGGCAGTCCCAATACCAGTGAAATATGGCAAAGCGTCCGCGGCGCTTGTTAAACCAGCGATAGCGGCAAGTTCTGCGTCATAGGCTTGAACGTTCGTGCCAATTACTAGTCCAAGGGTGGTGCGTGCTGTACTGGAGTCTGCATCGTCAATTAAAGAGCGTCCGAATGTGGTGAGGGTCGCAGTACTGGCAGTTCCAGAACCAGTGAAATATGGCAAAGCGTCCGCCGCTGAAGTCAAACCAGCGATAGCGGCAAGTTCTGCGTCATAGGCTTGAACGTTCGTACCGATTACTAGTCCAAGGTTAGTGCGGGCACCTGCGGCGTCAGTTGCATTAGTGCCACCAGAAGCAAGAGCAATGGGGGTTGCACTAGAACCCCAAGTACCAGTCGTAATTGTACCCAAGGTTGTGATGGTTGATTGACCCACATAAGTGGAAGCAATGTCTACACTGTCGGCGTTGACAGTAATCCTGTTAGCCGTACCAACAGCGTCGATAGTATTGCCGGTCTTGGTAAGACCAGCGCCAGCGAGTAATGTTGAAGTACCGGTAAATTGTGTGTACGTGAGCGAATCGGTGCCAAGAATATGAGCGTTATTAGTGCCCGTCCCTTCTGAAGTGAGGATAAAACCTTGATTGCTATTGGTAGAGCCGTCAATAACAAATACTGCATCGCCTGCTTTGACCTGTCCAGTAATACTGTTATCAGCGTCGGTTGACCGTACGAGTACCCATGCTGCCGACACGGAACCCTGCACCTGCACGGTATAGATTCCATTTTGGGTAGCAGTTGCTTGATTCTTTACAAGCACCCTGTTGCCGGTGGTCGCATTCGCTCCATCAACGTTCAGGCGTACCGTAGTATCTGCGGTCAATGTGGCTCCAACGCCATTAGTGCCATTGCTGTATGTCGGAGTATTGGGTAGTACTCCCGCAGTCGCATATTTACACGCCTCATGCCAATTGATACCTGCAGCAATTGAATCGGCATAGGCTTTAGTGACAGCATCCGTTGAGTTTGTCGGAGTTGGAACTGTTACGGTGCCAGAAACAGTCAAAGAAGTTAGAGTGCCGACAGAAGTAATGTTTGTTGCTGCTGCTGGAAGTCGGGCGTTATTAAGTGTGCCTGAAGTTAAGTCAGTTGCGCTCGTTGTTGCTGTAGCCGATGAACCCGTCGCGCCGGTGACTCCAGTAGGGCCAGTTGCTCCAGTAGTACCCGTGGTTCCAGTTACACCAGTTGGTCCAGTCGCGCCAGTAGTGCCTGTGGTTCCTGTAACGCCGGTCGGTCCTGTAGCACCAGTAGTTCCTGTGATACCAGTCGGCCCAGTTGCACCGGTCGTTCCAGTGCTCCCCGTTGCTCCAGTAGGACCCGTCGCTCCCGTGGTTCCAGCAACACCCGTCGGTCCTGTAGCGCCAGTAGTTCCCGTGCTTCCAGTTACACCCGTGGGTCCTGTTGCGCCCGTGGTTCCAGTCGTGCCAGTTACACCTGTTGGTCCAGTAGCACCTGTGGTACCCGTCGTCCCCGTTACACCAGTTGGTCCAGTCGCGCCAGTAGTGCCTGTGGTTCCTGTAACGCCAGTGGGTCCAGTGATGCCTGTAGGTCCTGTTGCACCCGTGGTTCCGGTCGTCCCTGTTGTGCCAGTTGGGCCGGTCGCTCCAGTCGCACCTGTAGTACCCGTGGTTCCCGTAACGCCCGTAGGCCCTGTTGCGCCCGTAGTTCCTGTTGCTCCAGTTGGACCGGTAATACCCGTCGGACCTTGTGCGCCAACATCACCAGTACGAGCAAAAGTAATGATTACGTCTTCGGCATTAGAGAATGAAGAAGCGGAACCAGAAACGTATGCGCAGTCAACTGCAAAATACCCAGTTTCTTCAGTTATGGAAGAAATCGTAAATAATGCAAAATCCGCAGAGTCTGCTTTATTAGAGATTCTAAAGTGGCCCTTAATGGTACTTGTTGAATCGTCTATGGTCCGCAAGAATGACTGAACATCAGTTGAACCATCAGATAAATCATCGATGAATAATTTTGTTGCTGTCGTGATATCGGAAGCGTCAAACTTTAGTTTTCCTACACCAGGGTCGCTTTGGCTTATATTCGTATCAAACGTGTAGTCAAGCGTGATGCCGCCGAAATTTCCCTGAGCACCCGTTGCACCTGTAGCACCAGTAGCACCCGTAGTCCCAGTGGGTCCGGTAATGCCAGTTGGGCCAGTCGCACCAGTGGTGCCCGTTGTTCCAGTTACACCCGTCGGTCCAGTAGCACCTGTCGCTCCTGTCGTTCCTATTATACCCGTGGGTCCTGTCGCACCCGTCGTGCCTGTCGCACCCGTTGCACCGATACCAGTCGCCCCCGTTACGCCTGTAGGCCCGGTCGGACCCGTATCACCAGTGGTTCCCGTAATTCCTGTTGGGCCTGTCGCGCCTGTGGTTCCTGTCGTGCCAGTAGGGCCCGTAGCGCCCGTAGCGCCCGTAGCGCCAGTTACTCCGGTTGGACCAGTCGCACCCGTATCACCAGTAGTGCCCGTGACACCCGTTGGGCCTGTCGCACCAGTTGCGCCTGTTGTGCCTGTTGCACCAGTTACACCCGTAGGACCTGTGGCCCCCGTAGTGCCAGTGGTGCCTGTTGCACCAGTGGGTCCAGTAGCACCCGTGGCACCGATGCCTGTCGCTCCAGTTATGCCAGTAGGACCTGTCGCTCCCGTTACTCCTGTCGGTCCAGTCGTGCCCGTGTCACCCGTAGTTCCGGTCACACCAGTGGGCCCAGTAGCCCCCGTGGTTCCTGTTGTACCCGTGGCACCAGTTATACCTGTAGGTCCGGTTATACCTGTAGGACCCGTTGCACCCGCAGTGCCTGTGGTTCCTGTTGCCCCAGTAACACCAGTCGGTCCGGTTGCACCCGTATCACCAGTAGTGCCCGTGACTCCCGTCGGGCCAGTAGCACCAGTCGCGCCCGTTGTGCCTGTAGTTCCAGTTATTCCCGTAGGACCGGTTGCTCCCGTGGTTCCAGTTGCACCCGTAACTCCGGTGGGTCCAGTTGCGCCTGTGGTTCCAGTAGTTCCAGTGGGCCCTGTCGCTCCAGTGGTACCAGTGATTCCCGTTGCGCCCGTGGTACCCGTTGCACCTGTTACTCCAGTAGGACCGGTGGCGCCCGTAGTTCCCGTAACGCCCGTAGGCCCTGTTGCGCCCGTAGTTCCTGTTGCACCAGTCGTACCTACGTCACCAGTGCGAGCGAATGTGATAATTACATCTTCGTTATTACTGAACGATGTTGACGGACCAGAAACATATGCGCAGTCAACGGTAAAATATCCAGTTTCTTCCGTGGTAGAAGAAATTGTAAATAGCGCAAAATCATTTGAGTCAAGTTTGTTCGAGATTCTAAAGTGACCCTTGATAGTGCTCGTTGAATCATCAATGGTCCGCAAGAATGATTGGACATCGGTTGAGCCGTCGGACAAATCATCAATGTAGAGAACAGTTGCGAGACTTACATCTGCGTTGTTGAACTTCAGGAATCCAGCGCCTGGGTCAGTTGCTGTCGTGTTTGTGTTGAACGTATAGTCGAGGGTGATTCCGCCGAAGTTTCCTGCCGGTCCTGTTACGCCCGTCGGACCTGTTGTGCCGGTCGCACCAGTTGCACCAACGCCCGTCGCTCCAGTTACTCCAGTTGGTCCAGTCGCACCAGTGATACCTGTTGCACCTGTATCGCCTGTTACGCCAGTCGGTCCAGTGATGCCCGTGGGTCCTGTAGCGCCGGTAGTTCCAGTTACTCCCGTAGGCCCTGTATTACCCGTGATACCAGTAGCGCCTGTTATGCCAGTCGGGCCAGTCGCACCAGTGGTTCCTGTCGTGCCCGTGGCTCCCGTGATACCCGTAGGACCCGTTGCACCAGTATCGCCTGTGGTTCCAGTGATTCCCGTCGGACCTGT